TGAGAAGTGATATGGGTGCTATTGGTTGATGGCTATTATAGGATTTATCTTTTTGACCCTTGGAATTTACCTATTAATTATATGATGATTTAGGAGAAAGTTATGGCTAGAACGAACCAAACAGCAAGAAACTCAAAAGGACAGTACGTGAAACTCACTGTGCTTACTAAGGTTAAATACTTTTGCAACTTCTTTATGACCAAGATTGAGAAGTGGTTAAAGTAAATGAGTTTCTTTATTAGAATACTACTGTTAATTTCGTTAGCTGTTGCCTTTATGATGACAACAGGTTGTAGTTCACTTAAGTTTAAGAATGTAGCTAAGACAGGTGCTACTACTGCGGTTACTTATGCAATTGCTGGGCCATTACCTGCTATTGCTAATTTAGCTACTAGTGTAGCTGTCGATGAAATCTTACCTGAAGACAGTCAGGTTGACGATATAAAGACGAAAGAACAAGCAGTCGCATACGTTGCTACCTCGTGGGGTATGAACGCTCTATACGCATTTATAGCCTTCCTATTAATCACAAACGTATTAGTTCCGCTTATAACTAGAAAGTGGGGTTATAATGAAGCCAAGAACAAGTACAAAGAAGTTGTATTTAAACAAGACGGAGAACTAAAATGAACGAACTACTAGATAAGATTAAATCAATGAAGAAGACTACTCTAGCAGTAATCGGTATATTCGCAGTAATTGTTATTGCTAATATGCTCGGCTATGGTGGTTAATGTAGGTACTGAACAAACACCTGTATGGGTTTATGTTCACCATAGGATGAGAGAATTATGAGTAGAAAATGTGTAATGATATTCCTACTAGGAGTGGCTCTTTCTACTTCAACATACGCCTTCTTCCAGCAATGGATGAATATGCCACAGCAGATGATGCAGCAGATGGTACAGCCTAAGTGTGAATGCAAAGATGATTAGTAGGATAAATAATATGCCAATAAATAGACTAAATGGTCAACAATCACCTGGCAACCTTGGTGTTGTTGGGGATGTAACTGCTTACGACACTCTATAAGATTATGAGATATGCACCTTGGGAAGCTTTAGACGCTGAATCGCAAGCTGAGTACGGAAGTAAGGACGCATGGCAAAAAGCCATGAATCAAATGGAGCAAGAGTGGCTTAATCCCTCTGGCAACTCTAGAGGTCCTTCTAAGAGAGGCGGTAGAAAACCTATAAGGATTAATGATGGTATAGGTCAAGTACAGAACGGTACGATTCAAATGACTGAAAATGAGGCTATAGCAGATGGTCCTGCTCCTCTAATGTTCAACACTAACACAGGCTCAATCACACAAGCCTCAGGTAGAGGTGGTCTTGGTGGTGGTGCTTGGAATGTAGGTGATGAGGGTTATCAACAGTTGATGGATAACTATCAGCAAAACAATCCACAAGGCGCTTCCCTGGCTTATGGAACTACTACAGCTGACATATTAGGCATAGACACAGATAAACAATCCTACCCTACCCAGCCAGCGCCTCCGCAGGCCCCTAGTAACCCCCTTCAGAATGAGGCATCCCCACCAGCCGCAGACATATTAGGTATAGAGCAGCCAGAGGCATCCCTGCAGCCTAGCCCTATAATGGGCCAGCCTGCTACGGTGGGCCAGAGTGCACCGACACAGTCAGTACAATACCAGCCGCAGCCATACCAACAGGCAGCCCCACAGCCTGCACTAGCTAATGCACTACAAACCAGGCAGGGGCTAGGGGTCTTCCAGGGGGTCTCATCAGCCTACGATAATGTACCACAAGGGCAGAACAACACTCTACAGGATAGACAACAGAGCGCTAATTTTAATACCAATGACACTCCTTCTAACTACCATACGGGACTGAATCAGCTTGCTGACAATAACACAGGGTATGCAGGACAGGCTATGCCTAACAGCAGCGTATTTAGTGGGCTGGAAGCAGGGGGCTTGGCATGGTGGTTACGTTAACGGCGCAGTAGTAAATACATGCGGTTTAAGGCATAATAACAAATAACAATATTCTGGAGAAAACCAATGGGAATTAGCGCAGTAGAACAAGGAGAAGAGCTAGGCTTGGTTGTACAAATCGAGGACGGTACCAGTACTGGTCTATACCCCCGTGCAATCGTTACAGACGACTCAGGTAGTACTATTACCGGAGGTACTGTAGACCTAACAGTCGCGGGAAGCACCGGCATGTATTACAATGCAGGTACTGCATTGGTTATGCCTAATAATGCGTTTGTGACAGCTACCTATATTATCTACACAGACTCAGGACACACCACCGAATCTACTACTTACCTACGAGCATCTGATACTTTTATGCGTGGTGGGGAAGTCTCCGCAGACGTCACTAAGATTAGTGGGTCTGCTAGTGCTTCTGATAAACTAGAAGCTAATATCCTACTTACGATTGATAGCTCGGTTAACGACGCTTCTGCCACAGTTACCTCATTCGATACAAACTTAACAGAGATAACTACCGATGCTTACGCAGGTAGAGAACTCCATATGACCAGCGGTTCCGCAGCAGGTGAAATCAGTAAGATTTTCGCTTACAACGGTACTACTAAAGTAATTACACTGTCACCAGGACTTAAAACTGCCCCAGCAAATACTGATACCTTCACTATTTTCTGATGGGGCGCTTAGATGAGTTCTAGACTAGGCTTTTTTGGCTACAGCCGCCGCTCTAGATTTACAGGCGATATAGACATAAGCATTGCCGCTCTACAGATAGTAGGGCAGACTGTAGAGGCTACTGAAACTGTTAGTATAGACAGTGCCACTATAGCCCTTAGCGCAGGCGCTATAACACTCACTGAGTCTCCTAATGTAGATACAGCAGGGTTTGCAATAGCAACCCACAGCGTCGGTTTACAGCAGACCATACATATAGATGTCGCCACTATATCCCTAGTAGGGCAGAATACCGTACAGGATGAAAGCGTACACGTAGGCACCGCTGCACTTTCGATAACGGCTCACGATGTAGACAACATCATCACCTTGTCCAACGGCTCAACTCAATTAGTTGGTAAAGATGTAGACAACATCATCACCTTGTCCAACGGCGCGTTGGCATTGACGGCTCACGATGTAGATAATATAATAACCCTGTCTAATGGAGTAACCCAGTTAGTAGGTAAGGATGTATCACTACTAGAAACTATACATGTAGCTACGGCTCTATTACCGGTGGTAAGCTACCCTATTACGATAGTACTAGATAGTAGGATAACACTATCAGGAGTAACAGCCACAGGTTATGTTAACTCTGTAACCATCTGGACTGAGATAGGTAATGGCCCTGCCAATACATGGGCTGAGGTAGCTACCACAAGCGGCGATATATGGGCTGAAGTCCCTGCGGGATAATTTAACTTAAGAGAATAACTATGCCATCAAGCTATACAGCAAATTTAGGATTAGAACTACAGGCAGACGGTGAAAATGCGTCTACATGGGGACAGAAAGCAAACACCAGCCTAGAGCTGATAGAAGACGCTATATCCAAGATAGGAGCCATCTCCCTTACTACAGACGCCAGTAAGACTTTAACTAACGTCGACGGTGGTGTGGATGAATCACGTAGTGCGGTACTAGTTGTAACTTCAACAGTTACACTAACAGCAACCCGGGCTATTATAGTACCCGACAACCCTAAGGTATATTTAGTATATAACAACACATCAGGCTCTCAGTCTATTACGATTAAGACATCAGGCGGTACTGGCGTTACAATTGCATCTGGTAAGAAGGTAATAGTATACTGCGATGGGACCAATGTAGAGCACGGCATCTCTGAGCTACCAGCCACTACAATGGCCTCCCTATCTCTGGCAACTGACCTAGCCCTGTCTGACGGCGGTACAGGCGCAGGTACTGCAGCGGATGCCCGCACTAACCTAGGTCTTGTTATTGGTAGCCATGTACAGGCATGGGATGCGGCCTTAGATGATTTAGCGGGCTTGACACAAGCTACGGATAAACTACCGTACTTTAATTCGACATCCTCAATGGCTACTACGACACTGAGTTCTTATGGCAGAAGCCTTATTGACGACGCGGACGCGTCTACAGCCAGAACGACGCTCGGCCTGGGTACTTTAGCCACCAAGAACTCAGTCAGCGCGTCGCTATTAGACACGGACGCGGTTACCAACGCTAAGATTGCTAACGATGCGGTTACAGGCACAGAGATTGCAGATAATGCTATTGATAGTGAGCACTACACAGACAATAGTATTGACGCAGACCACCTAGCACATGATTTAGCACTGCCTGGAAACCCTACTGTGCCCACGCAATCTACTGGAAATGATACAACTAGAGTGGCAACTACAGCCTTTGTCCAGAACGCCACCCCTTTCGCAACAAGTTCAACTAAGGGTATGGTTAAGGTATGGTCATCTGGCGGTGATTTATATATTACGACGTCATAATGGGCTTAAATTTTAACGGTACAGACATAGCCCAATCAGATGAAGTATTCTTTAATGGTACCTCTATGGGCGCTGTCTATTTGAATGGCACCAAGCTGTGGAACAGAGAGCAGGTTCTAACAGACACCAGAACATGGTGTATTGACCATTACTTATATGTTAAATATGATGGTAACGGGAATGTTCAGATAGCAGGCGCTGAGCCTAGTGGTAGCGTTCATACAGGACGTGGAGACTGTGGCGGATATGGGCAAGGCTGGTATACAGCGGTAAGTTTTAGTACATCAGGCTGGAGTAATATTAGGATACAAGTAACAGGCTCCTCTACAGGGGGCGGCGGTGGTAGTTATGATACAACCATCGGGGTTAGTAGCTCACTAGGAAACACTACCGTAGGCAGCGCCTATGGTGCTAATGGTGCTCAGTACCCAAGTATTTCAGTAACAGTAACATTGACATAGGATAGGGAGTTATAAATGCCATCGAGTTATACAACAAATTTAGGGTTCGAGAAACAATCAGACGGTGAGAATGCCTCCACTTGGGGACAGAAAGTAAACACAGTCTTGGAGTTAGTGGAGGACGCTATCTCTAATATAGGCAGTATCTCACTCACTGTAGACGCCAATAAGACCCTTACACATGTCGACGGTACCGTAGATGAGTCGCGTAGCGCCGTACTGGAGGTCACCTCGACAGTCACACTAACAGCAACCCGCTCTATTGTAATACCTTCTGTAGATAAAGTGTACATTGTTAAGAACAGCACAGCAGGTAGTCAGTCTATTACGGTAATTACCTCCGGCGGTACTGGTGTTACTATCAAGAATGGAGAGAAACGATTTGTATACTGCGACGGCACTAATGTGACTGAAGCGGTTACAGCCATCAGCTCTCTTAGTCTAGATACCGCACTGGCCATAACTGAGGGTGGTACTGGCTCAACTACGGCGTCAACAGCCTTATCCTCTTTAGGTGGGCAGGCAGCTCATGCGATTCTAGATGACTTGGTGGGACTAACACAGGCTACAGACAAACTACCATACTTCAGCTCATCTACAGCGATGACGACAGCCACCCTGTCCTCTTACGGGCGCTCATTAATAGACGACGCAGATGCCTCCGCTGCTAGAACCACTCTAGGGCTGGGTACATTAGCTACTAAGAGTGCTATTGTATCCGCAGATATTACAGACGGTACAATCACATCAGCTGACATTAAAGATGGGACTATCGCAACCACGGACTTAGCATCAAGTGTGTTATCGGGCTATGCGCCTCTAGCCAGCCCTGCCCTGACAGGTAATCCTACAGCGACAACACAGGCAAGCGGTAACAATACAACTAGACTAGCAACCACTGCTTTTGTAGCAAGCGCTGTTAGCTCTTTAGGTACTAATGGTAATGGTACTAGAACAGTAAGTACATCCGCTCCTAGTGGTGGTTCAAATGGAGATATTTGGTATAGATACTAATGACTATTTATGTAAAAGACAGTGGTGCTTGGCGTAGAACAAAGTCAGTACACAATAACGTAAGCGGCACTTGGGAAAGAGCCGACCAAGGCGTGAGTGTTAATAACTCAGGTACTTGGAGAACTGTCTATACAGAAGGGTCACAAGAATACACAACAGCTACTAGTACTTCCTTTACTATCCCTGAAGGCGTACACTTTATAAAAATTACAGCAGCAGGTGCTGGCGGTGGTGGCGGCGGTGGCTATTGGGGTACAGCAGGACAAGGCGGCGGCGGTGGTGGCTATGTTAATGGCACTACGGTTGAAGTAAATTCAGGCGATTCTTTATCTATCTCGGTAGGCGGTGGTGGAGCAGGTGATGTATTAGACTATGAAGGTCCTTCTACAGACGGTTATGGTACGAATGGAGGAGCAACTACAATATCAGGTAGTGGCTTATCTATTACACTCAACGGTGGAAACGGTGGCTCAGGTGGTTACGAATATGCAACTCAAGGTAATCAACAAGGAGCAGGTGGTACAGTCTCAGGTATTTCAGGAGCAACTACTGGTCAAACAGGTGGACACTCTACAAGTTATGGTTATGGTGGTTACTCAGTAAACGGTGCTATATCAGGTGGATTTGGTACTAACAATGGTTATCATGGTGGTTCATGTTGGATAGGACTATATGGAAATGATTCAGGTATGTCAGGCTATGGAACAGGTGGCGGTGGTCGTCCTGATTGTGGTCCTGACGGAACAGGTGGTACTGGTGCAAGCGGGTATGTTAAATTAGAGTGGGGCAATGGGATTTAGATTATGAGCATATACGGCTACGGATACGGAACAAACGACGGGCAGAACGCCCTTGATTGGGATTACTATAGGTACCCAGAACAGCAAGCGGGCGCAAGACCACTAGACTACCCCGCTCATTTGCCATGGCCTCCTCCTCAAAACAACACAGGAGGTAGTGACTACGTAGAAGCACCCGCTCCGAAGGACACTAGAACAGACTATCAAAGGTTTTATGATTATGTGGACTCAGGTAAGTTTGGGGTTTCTGACCGAGCTGTAACCCAGGGACTAGGTATGATTATGCCAGGGGGCTCTATAATAATGTCTGAAACTGATAAGGACTATGGAGTACCTGGACTTCCGTTTGGATTAGATGCCCTGATGCCTGATAAAGAGGGCTTCCAATCTCGCTACGGTGAAAACTACTTCGGACCAGGCTCTAAGTACTCCGCCGCCATGGGGTACACTGGACAAGAAAGACAGGACGCATTAGATAAATTCACAGGGCTGCATAGCGACCAATCACTAACAGACGCCACTAGAGTAGGGGCACATCTTACAGAGGATGGCGTTAACTATATTAACTCACTCCCTCTCTCGCAGCAAACACAAGAACTCAACACACTAGGGATAGGCTCAATAAATGCTAAAGGTGAGATGATGGCTAACTCACAGAGAAACACACAGGCTGAATCTAAGCTGGCGTTAGATAGGATAGAGGTAGATAATCTTCAAGCACAGGTTAACCAAGCTAAGGGAATTGGCACACTGTCGGCAGAAAAAGATAATTTTGGAAACAGTAATCCATTAGGAATACCTTCCGCAGGTAGAGGGTTTACCTCAGTTGAGGGTATACAGAACCTAGGTACGGCAAGCACGGGGTACGAAGACAATTTAGGTACTAACTTACTAAACGAGACCTCGGCAATAGATACTTTCAACCCAGACAATAACTTCGGCTACGGCGGCTCGCAAGTAGATAGTAGTGGTAATAGCGCGAACTTTGGTTGGTCGGGCGGCACACACGGGGATGGCTCTTCAGGACCAGACTCAAGCGGAGGCTTTGGTGGGTTCGAGGATGGTACTGATGCGAGTGACGAGGCATCAGCAGACCAAGGTTACTGGTAGATTTAAAGTAGGAGAATGATATGCCTTTACAATCAATAAACTTCCCAGCAGGGATACAAAAAGAGAATACTAACTACTCATCAGAGGGTTCGTGGTTTGACGCAGATAAAGTACGCTTTAAATCAGGGAGGCCTGAGCGTATTGGGGGTTGGGTAAAGCATGTCTCAAACACACTAGACGGGGTAGGGCGCTCAGTATTGGTTTGGCGTGCCAACAATGGTACGGTAAATACAGCATATGGCACACATAAGAAACTATATGTAGAGCAAGGTGGTGCCTTAAATGATATCACTCCTATTAGAAAAACGGTTAATCCAGCAGCAGGTAATACTTTAAATAGTACCGCTTCTTCTAAAACAATCACGGTAACTGACAGCGCTCATGGAGGTAATTCAGGGGATTACGTGACCCTGTCCGCGTTTACAATGGGCTCGTCGGGTGTAGCAACCGCTGAGCTAAACGCAAACCACTCCATAACAGTACTCACAGTCAATACATATACCATAACACTAGCAACCGCTGCAACTACAACCGCTGCCTTCGGTGGTACAGTCGGTATAATGCAGTACGAGGTCTCTATTGGAAACACCGATGAGGAATTTGAATATGGTTGGGGCACAGGCCCTTGGGGCTCAAGTACTTGGGGCACGCCTCGTAGTTCCTCTTCTATTACACTAGCACCTAGGATTTGGTCTTTAGATACTTACGGAGAGGACTTAGTGTGTACCTATGGAGAGTCTAAGTTATATTTATGGGATTTCTCAGGAGGAACGAGCGCTCGTGCTACGGCAGTTACTAACGCACCTACTCAAAATAACCTAGTGCTAGTATCTAACCCAGACAGACATATCGTCACCCTCGGGTCTCACGATGGCACTGCTTTTGACGCTTTGTTAGTTAGGTGGTCTTCTCAGGAGAACCCTACTGATTGGACTGCTTCATCTACCAATACAGCAGGTAGTCAGAGACTATCAGGTGGTTCTAAGATTGTAGGTGCTAAACGCGCACAAGGACAGGTACTAGTATGGACAGACACAGACTTACACTCTATGCAGTTCACTGGACCCCCTTTTACATTCGGATTCCAGCAGATTGCATCTCAGTGTGGTGCAGCAGGCCCTAACTCAATGGTGGTATCTAACTCTGTAGCCTACTGGATTGGACAACATAACTTCTATATGTATGACGGTTCTGTAAAAGCACTACCGAGTCCAGTACGTCGTTATGTATTTGATAACCTTAACCTTCAACAACGTAGTAAGATTGTGGCGGGCTTGAACCAAGAGTTCCAAGAGGTGTGGTGGTTCTATCCGTCTGGTACTGCTACTGAGAACGATAGTTATGTAATCTTCAACTACGCCGAAGGCGCTTGGTCTATTGGTCT